GCGGGTCAGGCACGGGGCTACTTCGTCTTGTTGCGCGTCGTACGCGCCTTGTTGCGCGGTTCCGCGGCTTTCTCGCTGCGCGTCGTGCGCGCCTTGGTGCGCGGTTCCGCGGCTTTCTCGCCGATGGGGCGGGCGCCGATGCGCTCCGCCTCTTCGTCGGTGAGCTTGAGGGTGGTGAACACGCCAGGGCGTTCCTCGACCTCGTAGCGCTTGAGCTCGCCCACGGTCTCTCTCCTCGGTGTGGATCAGGTCGACTGGCGGGCCGAATGCCCGCTGCCCGCAGGCGGCGTGATTCGCGCCGCACAGCGGGCAGCGGGCAGTCATCCTCAGGCGGTCAGGTCGATCTCGACGAACGCCTTGGGACGCAGGACACCGAACGCGGCGCGCAACTCGGCGAGGATCGCGACGAGGTTCCGCACGAAGAAGTCGCTGTGACTGTCGCTCACCGTGATCGACGCCTGTTCGCGGTCCCAGAGCACCGCCATGCGCCAGTCGCCGACGTAGCCGGTCCCCGCGGGGACCGCTTCGGACTCGACGACGGGGAGACCCCACAACGTGGGCTGCCCGAGACGCTGCGGGCCGCCGAAGAAGTAGCGGGCCTCGTTGTCCTGGAGCAGGTCGATGGTCTCCCAGTCGGCCGGGTTCATGACGTAGGCCGTCGGGTTGGTGCGACCGACCGTGCGGACCTTCGTGCGCGCTTTGCGGGTCGTGGTGAGCAAGTCCGTGTCCCACGCCTGCGTCTGCACACCCGACACGTTCGACAAGCCGGTGAAGTTCTCGCCGGTCCCGTTGCCCGAGATCATCTGATCCTCGAGCTCCTCTTCCAAGCCGTAGCGCAGGAAGTTGTCGATGATCGTGCGGATCTGGCTGGCGTCGGAGAGCGAACGCTTCGTCGCCGGGATCCAGTGCGCGATGGTCTTGACGGTCTCGGTCACCTTCAACAACCCGAGCGACGACTCGGGCTTGATGCCCGAACCCGCCGGCAACTCGAGTGCGGTGCCGTCACCGTTCACGTCTGCGCCGGCTGCGGTGGTCGCCTCGGCGACCGGTGCAGCGTTGTTGGTGAACGAGTTGATGCGGACGTACTCGATGGTGTCCGACTCGGTGCTGCCGTTCGTGACGAGGTCGCGGATCGTGAGCGGCCGCATGAGCGTGCCGGTGTCGAGGATGCCGCGGAAGTCCGACTGCACCAGCGCGCCAGCGCTCGTGTCCGACGTGCCGGTGATCAACGCCTTGAAGAAGCTCTTGAACTCCACGGGCGCCGACTGCACGCGCGCCTTCTCGCTGATCCGGCCGCCGGGGAACTGGCCGAGCAGCGCCTTGAACTCGGGCGAGGTCACGAACTGCTCACCGATGGTGCTGCCCTTGCCGGCTGGGGTCGAGTCGCCCTTCTCGATCGGCTCGATGAGCCCGATGTCGTCACCGAGCGCCTTGATCGCCGACCGCATCTCGTCGTCGGCCTTCGCCTCGTCGAACTTCGCGCGCAGCGCCTTAACGTCGTCCATCGCCTTCGTGAGCGCCGCACGCTCCTCGGCGGTGAAGTCCCGCTCTTCGGTCTCCGCCTTCTCGGCGATGTCGCGAGCGGCTGTCAGGGCACGCTCGAGGTCGTCCTTCAGTTGATTGAGCTTCACTGCGTCCTCCTGCGGGCGCGACAAGCCGACCGTTTCCGGCGGCTCGATCAGTTGGGGGGTGAGCTCGGACAGGCGTGCGCTCAGAGCGCCGCGAGTTCGAGCTCGGTCGCGAGACGGATCGTGGCGGGGCTGCGCGTGGGCTCCTCGACGTTGGCCTTCGCAGGCTCCTCCGTCTTGGCCGGCACGCTCGCCGTGGCCTTCCCGTCGTCGTCGGATTCGAGGGTTGCGAGCACGTCACCGATCGCGGCGTGCGCGTTGCGCAGCAGATCCTCGTTCTTCTTCGAGAGCACGCGACCGGCCTTCACGTCGTCGAGAACGCGGCGCAATGCTTTCGTGTCGAGCAGTTCGGTGTCCTGGTTGACACCGACGAGCGTCGGACCGACCTCATAGAGCTTGAGCTTGCGCAACTCGTACACCTTGCGGCCCTCGTCACGCACTTCAGCGGCGTCGAGGATGTCGTACGCAAACGAGAACTGCGTGACGCGCCGGCCCTTCAACAGTCGCCACACCTGGCGCGCCTTGGACTCGGCGGGGTCAGCGTGGATGTCGAGGCGACCTCGAATCCACAAGCCCTCGTCGCGCTCCTCGGCCTTCTCGACGTAGCCGATGTGGGATGCCGGGTCGTAGGAGTTGTGCGACCAGAGCACGGGGATCGGGTCACCCTTCTCGCCCCACTCGGCGAGCGAGTCGGAGAACGCACCAGGCATCACCATGTCGCCGTAACTGTCAACGTTGCCGAACACGCTGACAATCGCCTCGAAGACGCCTTCGTCCGCGCCGTCTTCGATCGTCGCCTCGATGTGTGCTGGTCGACTCTTTGTTTGCATCGGTCACTCCGTCCCGTATCTCAGATCACACATGCATCCAGCGCGTTCGTCCGGGCTGAGCGTCGAGTCGCCGGGCCACCGGGCGCCGTTGGAGAAACGTTCGTTGATGGCGACGGTCTCGCCGTCCATGCGGGCGTGCGACGGGCGTGGCCGCGCCGAGCGGGTCACCCATGTCTTCGTCGTGAGCCCGACCGTCTTCGCGCCCTCGCTGCTACCGAACCCGTTCATCGCGGTGGCTTGTGTGACCGCGATCTGAGCGGCGCGTGATGCGACCGCAATCTCGAAGAGGCGGCGCGTGTTGTCCACCGGGTCGTCGCCGGCGAGGGCTTCGGCGAGTTGGTCGGCGGTGGTGTCGTTGATCCCTGTCGCGACGCCGTCCGCGTTGGCGGCGAGCCATGCGAGCACCGTGTCTTCGTCGAACTCGTCCGGGTCGGTCCCGTACTCCTCGAGCACCTGACGCGCAGCGGCGACGGCGGCACCGACGTTCACCGTGTAGAGGTCGGCGGCAAGCTCGGTGTTCCAGCGATCCCGGTCGAACACGTCGTCGATCGCCGCCGATGCTTTGCCTCGCGCCTTGGAAGCGCCAAGCTTCGCGAGGACCGCCTTCGCCTGCCGATCGAAGAACTTGGTGAGCACCTCGGCGTACTTCTCGTCCCACCGTTGCGGGGCACGCGCCTTCGCGCCGGTGATCCGTCCGCGTGGTGCGGAGTCGGTCGGGGATGCCTGCCCGCCGATGAGCACGTTCAACGGTGTGACGAGCAGGTCGCCACCGTCGAGGGGCGGCAGGTTCAGCCGGGCGCGTCCTTCGTTGCGGGTCATCACCGGCGCGCCGACCATCGTCTGCATCGACGTGGCCTGCTCCTCGAAGCTGCCGCGCAGCTTCTCAGCAAGGTTGAACTCGAGGTACACGCGGTCGGTGTCCGCGTACTCGGGGAGGAGCCGGAGTTCGATTCGTTGCGTGATCGCGGTGAGCCACGGGGCGAGGGTGTCCTGGTAGAGCTGCTTGTGCTGCTCGGTGATGTTGGAGAACGTCGCATGGTCGAGGATGCCGACCATCGGCAGCGGGATGTGATACGCCGCAGCGACTTCTTCACGCGTGAGTTTGCGGGCCTGGATGTACTGCGCCTGCTCCGCGGAGAAGGCGTTGCCCTCGAGGCTCATGCCGTCTTCGAGGATCGCGGTGCCGCCGGCGTGCGGGCCGTCGCCGCTGTACTGCGCGCGCCACTCGAGCAGGAACCGCGACCGCGCGGCTTCGGACCACTGCGGCGCGTCCACCGGGCGGGTGATCACGCTCGCAGCGCGTGCACCGGAGCGCCACAACTGCTCGCGGTACGTCGCGGCCGCTGCTTCTTCGGCGAGGATGCGGCGCAGCGTCTCGATCGGTGAGACACCGATGCGCGGGTCGGTGGGGTTGTACCCGCGGAAGTGCACCACCTGGTCGGCGGTGTAGTCGACCCACCCGCGCGAACCGGTGAGCCGGTACTGCTCGGGTGTCAGCCAGTTGTCGCCGCGGGGTTCCACCCGGCGCGGTGGGAGGCGCAGCAGTCCGACGCCGCCGTCGGTGCGACGGATCTTCAGCCAGTAGGCGTTGTCGTAGATAGCGAGGTCGTGCACGAGCGCGTCGATGAGCTCGTAGCGTGTCGTGTCCGGATTCGGCCGGCTCAGCGTCGACGCGATCGGGTGGTCGGCGAGACGTTCCCGCTCGGTGTCGCCGACGCGGCGGAACACATGGATGCCGAGCTGCGCGATGTTCCGTGCAAGGAACGACGTGACGGTACGCACCTGCGGCTGGCTACGCCAGATCGCCTCGTACGACTCACTCCGCCCGCCGTACAGCGAGATGCTGCGCGCGACGGTGAGCGACTCGCCCCGACCGACCGCGACGACCTGACCGCCTGATGCGACAACACCCATCAGGCATCACCCGCGACGAGCACCTGGATGTATTCGACGCGGGTCCGTTCAACGACGACTTCGCCGTCCATCGGAATCGGGTCGCGCGCCGCCTCGAGGTGTGCGACATCGCGCATCACGAGCAGCGGTCCACGTTTCGCCCACAGCACTCCCGAGAAGGCGGTGCCGCTCACAAGGTTCACGATGACGCGCCGACGAGTGACGGTGCGGCGGAAAGCGAACATCGTTCCCCTCCGGGTCAAGCGACCGTCAGCCCGCGATCCTCGTAGGCGCTGCGCTTCGGTGGCTGGTGTCGTGTCGCACGGTCGAGGCCCATGATCGCCGCGACGACACCGTCGATCTTCTCACTGGCCTTTTTCTTCGATGGTTTCACGTTCCCGGCCGAGTCCATCTCGACCGCGAAGTTGTCGACCTGCCACCTGACGAGCGGGTTGCCGCCGTGACGGAACTTCGGGTGGGTCGCCGTGCCTTCGAGCACGATGCGCAGCAGTTCCTTCGTCGGTGCGGACATCGACGCGAACCCCTGGCCGATCGGGACCATCGGCGCGCCGTCAGCAACGAGGTCGTTCACGATCTGCGTGGCGTTCCAGCGGTCGTAGCCGATCTCGCGCACGTCGAAGCGTTCACGGTCCCGGTTGATCTGCGCCCGGATGTAGTCGTAGTCCGTGACGTTGCCGGGCGTCAAGGTGAGGTACCCGTCGCGCACCCACACCGCAGCCATTCCGGCGGTGCGTCGGTCGAGCTCGGGCAGCGACTCCTCAGGGAGCCAGTGCCGCCACAACGCGTCGTGACCACCAGCGCCGTCGGGGAAGATCCACGCGAGCGCCGTGAGGTCCGATGTCGATGCGAGGTCGAGTCCGCCGTACACCGCGCGCCCGGCAAGGCGGTCCTCGCTGACGATCGACGCGTTGCGGTCCCATGCCCGCAGCTCGAGGTACTTGGTCTCCTGCTTCGTGCGGATTCCGAGATGCAAGCGTTGGAACGACGTGAGGTTCGCCGGCGACTGTTTCGCTTTCGCCGCCGCCGCGCGCATGAACTCGAGCGTCGGTGAGACACCGAAGCCGGGGTTCGCGCTCGCCCATGTCGCCTCGTCGAACGGGTCCGCTTCCCGATCAGCAGCCCAGATCACACCGTAGAACGTCGGATCTTTCAACGCGCCGCGAGCGAGCTTCTCGCAGTAGTCGCGGGTCTGCGCGTAGATGGTGTCCTGGCGGCTGTCATCCGCGGTCGTGATGATGATGATCAGCGGCTGCTCGCGTGCACCGGTGCCGGTCTCGACCGCTTCAACGAGGTCGCGGGTCTTGTGCACGTGCAGCTCGTCGATGACGGCGCCGTGCACGTTCGCACCGTGGAGCAGATCGGCGACCGACGACACCACGGCGAAGTAGCTGGCGCTCGCCTTGTGCACGATCCGGTCACGGGTGACCTTCACATGCGGCGCGAGCGCCGGCGACTTCTCGGCAAGCGCCTTCACCGGGTCGAAGCAGTACCGGGCCTGGTCCTTGCCGGTCGCGACCGCGTACACCTGCGCGCCCGCTTCGCCGTCAGCGGCCGTCAGATAAGCGGCCTGACCACCGGCGAGGGTTGTCTTGCCGTTCTTGCGCGGCACGTCGACGTACTGCTGGCGGATGATCCGCCGCCCACCCTTCACCCACCCGTAGGTCGGTGCGAGAATGTACGCGACCTGCCACGGGTCCGGGTGCAACGGCCGTCCAGCCCACTGGCCCTGCGTGTGGCGCAACAAGCCGAACGCCTGGATCACCCGATCAACACGCTCGTCGTCGAACTTCGCGCCGCGCACCGTGCGCGGCTCAGGCGTCTTGATCGCCGGCGGGCACGTCGGCAGCGGAATCCCTCGCGACTCGAGATACCACGCGACCTCCGGCGAGAGCTTGAGGTCGTCAGGCGCCGGCGAACGGGTTGGCTTCCTCGCCATCGTTCGCCTCCAGCGTCGCCAGCCGGTTCTCGGCGCTCGGCGTCAACCCGAACTCGGCGCACCACGAGCGGAGTTCCTTGCTCGCCGCCTCGAGCACCGCGACGGCGGGATGTCGCGTCACGCCCTGACTGTTCGAGTGCAGGATTCCCTCGCTGTCGATGATCCGCTGCGCCGTCACCATCCGTGACCACGCCAGGCAGTACGCGGTGAGCGCCGCCGCGTCGATCGACTTCGTGAGCTTCAGCCGTTGCAGCTCGGGGACCACTCGGTTCCACTCGGCGAGGGCTTCCTCGTTGAGGATCTCCGGCGGTTCCGGTGGGAGCCGCACGAACGACGGCGGCTCCTTGACCTTGCGCCCACCCGAGTCGCGGCCGTTGCCGCGCCCCTCCACGAGCTTGAGCGCCGGCGGCTTCGGCTTACGACCTGCGACCATCGGACCTCCCGAAGGGCGTCACCGATTTCGAGCCGCTGCGTGCGAGAC